GATATTCGCACTCACGTTAGGTCAGTAATGCGTAAAGTTCCAGTTTCTGGTTTAATAGTTGATTATTTGCAGTTGTTATCGACGGTGGATAATCGCCCTAGACACGAAGTAGTTGCAGAGTTTTCACGCCAGTTAAAGATTCTGGCTAAAGACTTCAATATTCCTGTTATAGCCCTATCGCAGTTAAATAGAGCGTCAGAGAATCGTCAAGACAGAAAACCTAGTTTGAGCGATTTAAGGGAATCTGGCAGTATCGAGCAGGATGCCGATGTGGTGATTTTGTTGCATCAAGACGAAACAGAACTTTATTTAGATGTCGCTAAAAACAGGCACGGTGCTCCTACTGTGGTAAAGTTAGTTTGGCAAGGGCATTATGCTAGAGCAGTAAACGTAGGAGGAATCTAATGCTTGGAATGATTGAAATAGCGACTTTGACGGGATTAATTGAACAGCACGATAAGGCTGCTGCTGAATTGCGAGAAAAGAGGGCTAACTTGGCGTTAAAAATGTATAAGGAACAAAACATTCCTTATTCTGATTTTGCCGAACCAATGAATATGCAACCTATTGGAGTGTATAAATTGTTGGTTAAAGCAAATAACGGCCAAAAGTTGTCGTGAACCCTAGATTAAGCCCAAAGGGTGCAAAATTACTTGCTAATTTAAGGCATTTGGCTATCGAAGAACAAGTTGTTTGTATGTCAGCCCCAACTATTTGGGACGGTGAAACACCAGAGGATATACGAATGGCTAAAAGAAATTGTTTAGGTGCTAAAGCGACGTCAGAGACAGAAGAACTGCCACCTTGCCCATTGTTGAAATTGTGTTTAGAAACTGCTTTAGAAAATAAAGAAACGTTTGGAGTATGGGGTGGCACAAGCCCTTATGAACGTCGTAAACTAAACAAGAAAAGAACTTAGTAGGTAATTTTCTCTCTCTTTTCTACCTGCTGCGAAAAGGCCACCGCACCTCTCACGGTGGCCTTTATCGTCTCTTACGAAACTTGCTCTGCAAATTTGGCGAATGTCGGTGGTACAGGGTTTAATTGTTTTACTCACAAAGAAAAGAGGATTTAATGAGTGATTTAATCGCTGGCCTGCTGGCCCGCACCGTAGCCGATTCTCAAGATAGAGACGCTTGGTTGGCTGCTAGAAATGACGGGGTAACAGCATCAGATGCGGGTTCACTGGCAAAAGAAAGTTCGTTAGACACAGTTTTTAAAGGCAAGTTCTATACAGACTTCGTAGGCAATGCAGCAACTAACTGGGGTTTAGAACGTGAACCATTTATGTTGGAATGGGCTGGATTCCCGCAAAACACTATTTTGTTTCACTCCGAGGAGGAGAAAAGATTTATGGCTACGCCAGATGGATTCCGCTTGTCGGAGGATGGCAATAGTCTAGTTTTGGCACAAGTAAAAACATCGAGTAAACCTCTAGCAGAGAAAACTCCGATTGGTTATTACCGCCAAATCCAGTGGGAAATGTTTGTCACTGGGGCAACAGAGAACTGGTTGATATGGGAACACCACGAGAATTTCGTGCCTGTAAACATTGAACCAGAAGTCCGCATCATCAAGCGTGATGAGGAAACAATTAATCAACTAAAAACGTTGGCGTATCTCCTGTTGGAGAGACTCGACGCAGGGAAATCCTTCGAAAGAGAGATGGAATAATGAATGAAATGGTAGAAATTCCAAAAACTGGCGATGCTGGTTCTTGGACTGAATCCCAAAAGGCCCTAATGGAGTTTGCTGGACTTTACAAGAAAGTCAGCACTTCACAAGGCGAAAAGATGGTTCTAGCACCACGGTCAATAGTAGAGGCTTTCGCCCAGACTGTTGCTCGCACACAGTTAGACCCGATTGCTAATCAAATTTACTGCATCGAAAGAGGCGGTAAATACACAATTCAGGTAGGTATCGACGGTGCGAGGCTTATTGCTCAACGTACTGGAGAATACGCTGGCCAGAAACCTATTCAGTGGACTGGCGACGGTGTTACTTGGGTAGATGTTTGGTTAGCGGAAACTCCTCCTGCTGCTGCACGTTGCGGAGTATTGCGTAAGGGCTTTGCCGAACCGCTATGGGCTGTCGCTACTTGGAAAGCCTTTGCCCCAACTTACAACGGTAGATTATCTACTATGTGGGCTAATATGGGTGCTCATATGTTGGGTAAGTGTGCAGAGATGCTCGCACTTCGTAAAGCATTCCCAATGGAACTATCTGGCCTTTACGTTGCAGAAGAAATGGCACAAGCAGATGTATCTACTACTGCTACTTCAACTAGCAGAGATTATCTCGCAGAGGCTAAGTTAGTTGACGACAAGGCAGATTTAATGAAAATCTGGCAGGATGCTAAGGCTATGGGAGAACTAACCCCGAACCTTTCAGCAGAACTTACATTGTTGGCATCAAAACTTACTAAAGATTCCAGAGTCAAAGAAATTATTGAAGACGCTGTAATCGTTGAAGACGAGGCCAAGTAATGTCTGCTCAACACAAACTTAATGAGCATCTTATTCTTTGGAATAAAGTGTTGGTTGAGGAATGGGCTGTTGCTTTAGAGCAGGAGGCCAAGGCTAAAGCCGAGTTTGAGTATGCGTTTAGCGTGTTTAAAGTCACAGAAAGACTAAATGACACAAAAGTCGCATCCGCTTGGGCTGAATCTTTGGCACACTCTGATGAAGAAGTTGCGAGATTAAATCTTAAGCGACGTATCGCAGAGGCGACGGTAGAGGCTATTCGCAAGAAACTATCGTGGTTTGAGGCAACAGCAGACAGTATTCGTTCAGAAGTTGCGTCTGAACGAGAAGAGGCTAAATTGCATTCGCAGAACAGGTATGTTCCGTAAATGGCAATTAGTCCAAAACTTAGGCAAGCGGTGTTTGACCGAGATGGCAATAAATGTGTATCGTGTGGCACGATTGACAATCTCACTATTCAGCATCGAGTGTCTAAAGGTATGGGGGGTAGTAAGCAATTTGACACTGTTGCTTATCTACTCACCCTATGCCTAATATGCAATGTTCGTTTAGAGGCTGATGCCGATTTCGCAAAATTGGGAATAGATTACGGTTGGAAGATTCGCAGAAATACTTTAGAATCTCTAGACCCAACTGCTGTTATCGTTAAATACGCTGACGGTTGGTATCGCCTCGACGAACAAGGCACAAAAATCAAAATCGGGAATAATACTCAAATTAAGGAAAAATAAATGGCCGAACAATACGTTACAGTCGCTGGTTATGTAAGTGCAGACCCAGAGTTAAAGAGGACATCATCTGGCCTCGCAGTAATCAACCTAAACATCGGATTCACTCCAAGCAGGTTCAATAAAGAAACATCTCAATGGGACAACCTTGAGACTATTTGGTATCGTGCTACCGCTTGGCGTGATTTTGCTGAAAACATTTCAACAACAATCTCCAAAGGCGACAAGGTGATTGCTTACGGTAAGTTGATACAGGAAACATACGAAACCACAACTGGCGAAAAGAGAGTTAATCTTAAGTTGGAACTGGAATCTTTGGGATTAGATTTGAACACCAAAATCAAATCCAATGTTGCTAAGGCAGAACCGTCAGCAGTTTCAAGTTGGACAGTGATGAATCCGACTAACGATGACGCTTGGGCGAATGAACCAACTTTTTGAGTTGATTTCAGATGAAATTTGGGGTGTAGAGAAAACTTTTTTTCTACACCCTATTTCATTTAGGGCAACTCGCTAGGGAAAGAATTTGGCTGAAATGACTTTACCACGCTAAACTGAAACTATGAGCAACTTCTTGGGTCACGCATCGGGCGTGGCCCTTGCTCTTTCTGGAGGTAATTCAATGGCACAAAAATTCAATCACGGTGATTCATTCCCATTTATGCAAAACCGCAGCAGCAGACTTGGAGACTTGCACTACTGCCAAGTTTGTGGACGTGAATTAGGTCAAAGCGGAACATACTGGGTTGAAGTTGTTGACGGTGGAGACATCCACGATTCAACCACTTACGGTGAGGCAGATACACAAGATTCAGGCTACATGGGATTTTACCCAGTTGGAATCTCCTGCTCTTACCGCTTTGAAAAGTCAGTTCTAGTTTGGGATGGAGGTAAATAATGAGAGGAATTAGACGCTCGCAAATCGTTGAAATCGGCACTTACACAATGGTTCAATTGGCAGAGAACGACTTCCGTATGCTTTGCCACAAGTGCAGAGGCACAGGAACAGTAGAACGCCATATGGACTATGCAGATGGTATTTGCTTTGATTGCGACGGTAGAGGCCATTGGAAGACCAAGTACACCCGCACAGGTGCGTTAAAACAGCAGGAACGTGCAAAGGCCGAGTTCGAGAAGTATCAACGTGAATTGGAGGCTACTCGTGCTGAACGTGAGGAGAACGCTAGGCAGGCCGAAATCAAGCGTCTGGAAGAGGAGGCGAGGTTAGCCGAGAAGTTAGCGAAAGAACAATCCCTAAGCGAACACCTAGAGGGAGAAGTAGGCCAGTTCGTTGAGGTTGTCGCAACTAAAGTAGCAGACAAATGGTTTGAAACCCAATGGGGAGGCAACGCTTACAACCTGTTTATGTTTGACGAAGTAATCGACGGTGAAACGCACACTTACAAGATTGTCAGTTTCACGACATCCGATTTATGGAACGTAGATAAAGGTGCTAAAGTCCGCATCCGAGTCAAGATTAAAGCCTTTGAATACTACGAGGGTTTCGCACAAACAATGGTCACTCACGGTAAGGTGCTTGAGGTTCTTAGCGAGGCTAAAGAAGAGGCGGTGGCATAATGCAAACTTTCATTACCAACAGCGATTTTACGAGAATCGCACAATGCCTAGATAACCGCAGATTAAATAAACAGGCTTTAGAGGCTTGGCAAATAATGATGGTTAATTTAAATCTTGACCCACAAAACAATCACCGCATATCTAAAGGCTGGCGTAATCATCCAGCAACTTTAATGTGGCGAGGCCACGAATTTGCTTTGACTGGTTACATTATTGAAATGGTGGCGGAATGGCAACGCAGAGGTTTTAAATCAACTATCGCTGAAAAGGCCCTTGCAACTTACGATTACGCATATGAACACGGTTTAATCAAATCGCATCTATTGCCTAATTGGTTTACAGATGACGCAGTCATCAAACAACTGCAATCTAGTCACAGAACCGCTTTATTGGCAAAAGAATACGACTATTACAAAAGATTCGGGTGGCCAGAAGACACTGGAACAGCACCCGATACATACGAATACGTATGGCCTACACAGAAAGAGAGAATCTAATGCAAAACAAAACAGCAGTATCAGGAATAGTAGCAACAACCCCTAGACACGTTGTAAATCAAAAGGGTCTACCTATTACTTCTTTTCGTTTAGCCTCGAATTTTGAGGTTATGGGTGAAGACAACACCCCTAAATCAATTACAAACTGGTTCACGGTAGTTAGCCTTAAAAGTTTAGCGATTAACGTAGCGACCAGCATAAGCAAAGGCGACAGAGTTATTGTAGTCGGAACAATGCTTATGCGTGATTGGGACAACGGTGATGCTATGGGAACTACCGTAGAAATCGAGGCGGATTCTGTTGGACACGATTTATCTTTTGGAACTTCCGTATTCGTACGAAACACTTACGAGAAAGAGCAAAATGATTAGCGTAAAAGCATCGGAACTAAAAGGGGCAGACATTATCTGCCAGTGGGACGACACTAAACGTGCATACAGCAAATCCATTATCGTTGCGATTAAAAAAACAGCAATCAGAAATACTTACAAGGTTGACGACGGTATTGAGTTCTCTGTTCGGGATTTAGAAACCGCTAAATTAAGCAAATTAACTGCTCACCCAAACACCATTCACATTGTAGAGAGGAACGAAAACTAATGGTTAAAACTGCTAAAGAAATAATTGATTATCTAAAAACTCTGCCAGAAGAATCACCCATATTGATTGTTTGGTTCGAAAAGAACGAGGCAGAAATGCACCTTGGCTCCGAAATTACCGATAAACAATTCCGTAAAATCGGAGACAAATTTAATGACGAGTTTTGCGACGCAGAATTTGTTGAGGCTATTTGGAAATCAGGAGTAAAGAAATGACACTAAAACAAAAGTTCGCAATACTCGCCTCACGGTACGGGATTCTTGAGTTAGTTTGGTTTCTTTACACTCTGACTTGGTTAGTGGCAGACCAAAATCCTCCCTACAACTTTCAGACTTACCTCACGGTGTCGGGGGTTATTGCTTTACTGGGTTTATTAAACACTTCAACAATGTTGGTTTACCATTGGAGGCACAAATGAAACACAAGAAATCACACGATACTGAAATACATTTTGTTGTTGTCTACAAAGTTCAAGATGACGCTTTCAGGGTAGATAACGACAGCACACAATATTGGATTCGCACACTGTTTCAACCTAATTGTCAAACTTGGTGCAACGATTGCGTAGATTACGTCAAAGACAGCACCTTAACGGTAGCGAAAGCAGAGAGAAAGTTAACTAAATTGTTTGGAGGACGAAATGATTAATGCAAGAATTACAGACCCAATAACAAGCAAAGAGGCAGCAGCATCAGTTCAGCACATTAGCGAGAAAATGCAGATAATCGTTGATATTTTGCGTACTGGTGCTAAAGACGAGACAGAGATTGCCGAGGCATACAATTTCAAAGTTCGTATGGGTCAAGCACCAATGTCTTCACCGTCAGGGTTGCGAACTTTAAGGGCCAACCTTGTAAAGATGGGAGTAATTGAAGAATCTGGCAAATACAGCAAGACCCCATCTGGCAGAAGAAGTATTATTTGGCGATTGGTGGCAAGTGATTCTCTCTGGGACTAGAAACAGGTCGATTCGTTGCGAGAATGCCTCTACAAGCCTTTTCAGCATTGAACTAGGTTTTGGGTTAGCACAAGTTGTTTTCGGGCTTGGCCTAATGCAGTTAGGCAAAGAGAGTATTCGGCAGATGCGAGAAAAGTTTTTTGAATTATTTTTCTCGACTCTAACGTTTTTAGGGCAACTCGCTAGGCACTTGATTTGGCGAAATAAGTTTAGCAAGGTAAAATGAAATTATGAGCAAGTTCACGGCCAGCACCATCGGGGTGTCGGCCTTTGCTCTTTTAGGGATACAGGAGAAACAAGTGGAAACAGAAATCACAAACAGGGCAGAAGAAATTGCGGTTGCAAGAGAAGTAGATACAAAACTCTCAAAACTCTGGTCTGAATTTTACAAGTACAGAGTATTTGCGAATGATGCTGCAAAATACTTAAAACAATACGAGGCCAGAGGCCAGCAAAGATGGGCAAACGAAACCAGAAAATCTTTGGAAACTTACAACCTGCACCTCGACGGTCTGCGAACACAGATTGCGGAAATCGAAGAAAATGAATACAAGGGTTGGGCACGATTTTATTTGGTTCAGCACATTCACAGCAATGTTCACTGTTCAAGTTTCAGACCAACTACGGTAATCGGCTGGCTACCCGAAGTTTCGGGCCTAACAGAAGTCGAGGCAGTAGAAATTTACGGTAAGCAACTTTGCACAATTTGTTTTAAATCAGCACCAGTAGAGGAGAGCAAATAATGAAAAGACCAACAACAACAGCGTTCTTTATCTTGCAGTCAGGAATGCTCGACGGTCGCATCCAGTCCGACTGGAGACAACACGATGTTCCAGTGACAGATTACAAGAGCATCGACGAACCTGTACGCAGCATCACGGTCAAGTCGGCATTCTTAGATTACAGACTGGCCTTGTACGAAGTTAGGACTGCTCTGGAATTCTGGCCTGACCACGAGTTCGCTATTTACAATGCACCTTTGAAGTTTCGTTCAGAGGATGCCGAGTCAATTCTAGTTTGCACAGCAAATGCACAAAACATCGAGCGACTAATCGCAATAACTAAGGAGAGCAAATAATGCGATACCCAGACATCAAAATCTTCATTGACCTACAAGGCGAAAGCGGTAATGCCTTTTACATTATCGCCCAGTGCGTAGCGAAGATGAAATCGGAGGGTGTAACTGACTCCGAAATCGAACTATTCAAGGTTCGTGTAACTCAAGGCGATTACGCAAACGTCTTAGACACTGTGCGTGATTGGTTTGACGCAACAATAATTAATGAAGACTCAGACGAGTCCGAAGAAAACTAAGGAGAGAAATGGCACACGAAATCGAACAATTCGAGGGTCAAGCCTCATTCGTGTCTGTGCGTGAAGACGCTTGGCACAAATTAGGCACGGTAGTACCCTCTGAACTTACCGCAGAGGAGGCTTTAGAGTTTGCCCATCTCGCTAACTGGAATGTTCGTAAAGAACCAATTTACGTTCAGAACCCAGACCAGTCGTTAGTGATGGTTGAAGACAAGTTTGCGACGGTAAGAACACACCCTTACACTAACGAACCTGACGTTCTGGGAGTAGTTGGAAAACACTACTCGGTAATCCAGAACGAAGACCACGCTGGACTTCTAAACGCTTTGGTAGATGAATCTGGTGCAATCTTCCAGACAGCAGGGTCGCTAAAGAACGGTAAGGAAACATTCATTACGATGAAACTTCCAAACACCATCAAAATTGGAGGAATCGACGGTATCGACACTTACATTGCTGGCTTGAATAGCCACGATGGAAGTCGTTCATTCCAGTTCTTAGTTACTCCGATTCGAATTGTTTGTGCAAACACACAGGCTATGGCGATAGCATCAGCACACAGCAGGTTCTCTATCCGCCACACCAAGTCGGGTGCAGATGGCATTATTCAACAGGCTAGAGAAACATTGCAAATGACTTTCAACTATCTTGACGCATTCCAATTGGAGGCTGAAAAGTTGGTTCAGCAGTCATACACAGATGTTCAGTTTGAGCAACTCATTCAGCGACTCTACCCAACTAATACCGAGATGACCGATAGGGTCTTCGACAATCAAATCGCACATCAAGACGCTTTAGTTCAGAGATGGGTTAACAGCGATACGATGAACGGTATTCAGGGAACTAAATGGGGTGCTTATCAGGCCGTCACAGAGTATCTTGACCACTACGTTAAGGTTGCTGGCAAAGACGGTGAAAAGGCCCAGATTGCCAGAGCAACAAACGTTGTCAATGGTTATTCTGACGATTTGAAGATTAAAGCGTTCTCCTACTTGGCGAGGGCTTAATCCGATGATAAACGTGCAGACCCTCACTTCCCCTCACTCCCAAAGGGTCTGCACAGCGTATGGTCTGGAGACCATCTTCCCGATGAAGATTCAAGTTCGATTCTTGAATACGCACGGTCGAGTTAGACCACAGGGTAATCTAAGGAGAAATAAATGAGCGAATTATCCGCTTTAGCCCAATTGCAATTAATGATTCGTCAAAAAGAATCTGAATTGGAGTTTTGGGAGAAACAAATCACTGAAAATACTGGCCCTAACGTTATCTTTATGAGGATTCAAATGGAAAACATTAAAGCCTCGCTAATTGGTTTACGTTTAGCCTTTACTACTTGGGGAGAAAACAATGTCGAATAATGTTTACAACACAATGACAATAACTGGTTTATCGGGTTTTATCACTAACTTCAAGTTTGAGATGTCTAAACCCAGACCTTACGACATCAAAGAAGAACACACGACTCGCAGACCTCAAGACCCTTTACGTTTAGGGTACGTGTCAAAGCCCTTTACATTCTGGAATGTTATCGCACCACCAGAAGAAACGTTTGAAAGATACTTTTCAATTTGCGGATGGACTGGCGGAGTTAATTATGGTGATGACGATGACCAGAATTGGTACAACTGGAATATGGCCAACTGGGGAACTAAATGGGACGCTCACGATATTCGTGTAGTGGAAGATTATGAGTTGCCTGACGGTAAGGCTGAATGGATTATTGATTTCAACACTGCAAACACTATTCCTAGCCCCGTATTTCAGGCTTTAGCAATTAAATATCCTGAATTAACTTTCAACGTTAAATCCATCGAGGAGGAGGGTTGGGGGCAGTCAGCGATTCACACTGGCGGAAGACTCATTGATTTTAAAGAATGGGATATTCCTAAAACTCACGGTGAGGCCCAACGAGTTTGGGGTGAATGCCCTTGTTTAAACAATCAATGGTCTTACAAAGATTGCGTGAAAATCAATGGGTAAGCACGTCGCAACTCGTAAAGATACGGTTATTTACCGCACCAGACAGCACAAAGAGTGGCGAATCGTCAATTGGTTGACCTGCAAAGCCTCTTATCGACACAATCCACGTTTAGTCGCTTGGATGGCGTTAAACATTCTCGCTATTTACGCACATTTTAGGAGGACACGATGACTTGCGATAAATGCGTTAATTTCAGTTGGAGTGATTGCCCAGTTCACACTGATGCAGAATGCTATGTGCGTACTTGCGTTGATTGCCAAGATGAATCGAGGGATTGCGACTAATGGCAGAGAGAATAAGCAGTAATCCAGAAGAACAGGCCCGCTATGAGATTTACGCTAAAGGTTTTGATGCTGGAGTTGAATGCGAGCAGGAAAGAATTATTGCACTATTGGAAAAGGCGAGAGATATTGAACCTAAAGGCATTGCATCTTGGTTAGGTTTGCAATCAGCATTAATAATCATTAAGGAGAACTTGAAATGAGAAGTATTGACCAAATAATTTCTACTTTAGATTCTTTCTCTAAAGAATCTTTTGCCGATATTTTGTCGATGAAAATTTGTTTTGATGCTAAAGCAGATTCAGATGGCAGATGCGTTCATCACGGTGGAAAGTGTTACGAGTTAGGTTTGTTGATTGAGAAACTTAGGGCTAAGAGTGAATAAAATAATTGCAGCATTAGCCAGCGTTCTAATTATTGCTGGAATGTCTGCAAGTGTTTATAGCGACGGTTCAGTTCAAAAAACTCCTACGATAATCAAACATAAACAGTTGAGCATTGAAGAACGTATAGAGGCTTACGGTAATTATACAAAAATGCAAGTTGCTTTAGATTATTTAATCAGTCGCCAGAATATAACTCCTTATGTTTTCTCTGGAAATACTCCGAGAGGATGGGATTGTTCTGGAATGGTGGATTGGCTATATGAACGTTTCGGGTTAACTCTCCCGCATTCTGCGGACGATTTGGCCCATATTGGAGAACGTATAAGTAATCCTGTTGCTGGCGACATAGTGGTTATGGCTTACAAAGGCCGAACAGATTTTTATCACGCAGGCATCTATCTCGGCAACAACTTAATCGTTGACGCTAATCGTTTTTACAATACGACGGTAGTTGAATCGCTAAATGAATACAAGCATTCTCAAATACGATTCGTTAGAGTCGTGAATCTGATTAACCCAGACACTACGGTTAAACCTTTGACTGATAATTGTTGGTCGAAATATGAAACAGAATACGCAGCAATACTAAACTGCGAGAAAAGAGAAAAATGAAACAATCAGAAATCGCTTGGGAATGGTTTGTAGCCAGATACACCAAGTTAGGTTACAAATCATTAAACCAGTTCGCCATTGCTACTGGATTGCAGAAATCCAGCCTCTCCCGCTACTTTCACTGCCAGAGGCAGATTCCATCAGGCACGGTAGGACAGTTGTGCGACCTGTTAAACGTTAGCCCAAAGCAGTTGCTTACGGTGATTGGAGCGTTGTAATGACGATTACGCCAGAGCAATTAGAAGAGATTAAAACTCAAGCATTTACTCTCGGTTACACAGAGGGAACAAAGTTTGCGTCGAAATTTCAGCACGAACGCTACATTACAATTCTTGAAAATGAATTGAAACAATATGGGCCAGAAACAATGGCTTTTACTTTCATTATGCGTTGTATTTTGTTGTTAGAGAAAGACCGCAAAGACACCACTGGAGAGAGTAATGGAAAAGATTAGATTAAATCCCTACTGGCCCAAGATGAATGACGATTACGAACCCAGAACAGATTACGAGTTTGTGTTTGCAGTGCCTTGCGATAATTGCCCAATCATTGACGAGGCAGAAAACATCAAAGACCTTGAAATCGTTATGGAAAGACACGTCTGTAAAGAAGACGAAGAAGAAGAGGAAGAATGAGCGACATTTGCGAGAGTTGCAAAGAACATACTCAAGACTGCCATTGCAACTGTAACAGGTCTTGCTGTGGACAGGAGGACTACTAATGACAACTCTGTTTAAAACAACTAAAGCGGAAGACGTGAAAGTCGGAGATGTTGAAATGCAATTAGTCGAGGAGAAACGTAAATATGTTTACTACTATTATCGGGCCGAATCTGTGTTTGTTGGCGAGATTAAAGAACCTATTTACGATTATTTAAGTAATCAATATATTGGAGACCGCATATTGAATTGCGTGGAAATTGTTTGGTCGCCACTCAATTATGAGGGAAAACGATTTACTAACCGCTATCACCCATCAGTTACATTAGACATCGCCTCAAATCTCGAAAACGTTGACGATTTAGTTCAGGAAGAAAACGGTGATGATTGAAAAAGGCGAAATAGTTTGGAAATGGCAATTACGTGAGTACCAAGTCAAGCATATTGACGAAAACAATTTAAGTCTCTTTTACGATGCTTTAGAAGAGGCGATTAAAGAAGTAATGAACAATTACGAAGTGCAACAGGAAGAAGAAGAAATGACCTTTGATTATGACCGCTGGCTAGAAAGCCCTTACACTGACGCAGAGGAAGAAATACCTCAACAGGAATGCGATTTATGCGGAGGCGAGGGCCTTGATGAAGAAACTCGTACTGAAAAGTGCGACAGATGCGACGGTTCTGGTTTAGTTGATATGGACAAATGCGACAACTGTGGGCATTACGAATGCCAGTGCGACAATTACGAAAAGGATAGATAATGGTAATGACAGACGACCAAAAAGCAGGATTTCTAACTGCTTTGACTTATATTGGCGATTACGTAGTGAAAACTCACCATCACGCTAAAACTAAGCGTCAGGAGGCACAGAATGACGAAGAACGCCATATTCACGACGGTGTTATGGTTGCTTGCGAGATTTTAGGCAAGATTCTGGTAAATACTGCCAAAGAAATCACTGGCGAGGATTTTGAGAAGACAGAAGACACACCGCCCAAAACAGAGTAATTGCTTGCTATAATCTGGTTATGGCCATTGTAAAAACATCTGTTTTAAACCATTTTTATCAGAATGCCCGTAAAGGCAACGTTGCTGCTATTGCTCAATCTTTAAGCGAATTCGGTCAGTTTAGGCCAATAGTCGTTAATAAGGGTTCAATTACTGGCAGACCTAACGAAATTCTCGCTGGAAATCACACATTTATCGCAGCAGTATCTCTTGGATGGGATGAAATCGAAGTCGATTATGTTGACGTAGATGACGCTACCGCTAAGAAGATTAATCTGGTAGATAATCGTTCAGCAGACTTGTCAGAATACGACCACGAAAAGTTGCAGGAATTAATGGAGGAAATCCTCGCTGCAACAGCGATAGCGGAAACTGAAAGCCCTATTCAAGACATTACTGAACCTGTTGTCACGGTGGATAAACCTAAACCAGAAACTAAGATGGCAGATATTATCGCCAATATACCTTTTACTGACGCTCCTGCTGCTGGAATTGTTCGTGAGGCCCCAAAGCAAGTAAACGCAGATAAACAAGGTGAGAGCATCGCAGACAACACAGAGAAGTATCTCGACGGTGCGACTAGACATTTATTCCTTGAATGGACTGTTGAGGAGTTTAACGTCGTAACAGCCAATTTGCTCAAATTAGGCGAACATTGGGGTCTGAAAACTAACGGTGAAGTAGTAAAGAGGATGCTAGGACTATGACTTATTTAAAAGTTTCTGAATTAAACAATTACTACAAGAATCCAAGAATGGGCAACGTAGAGTTAATCGCTGAATCGTTGAAAACTTACGGTCAGTATCGTTCTATCGTTGTAAATAAGGGTTCGCACACCAATCGACCTAATGAGGTGTTAGTAGGAAACCACACTTTAGAGGCTGCTAAATCGCTTGGATTAGACAAATTGTTGTGCAAAATCATTGACGTTGATGATGCGACTGCTGCTCGAATTGTTTTAGTAGATAATTCGACCTCAGATATGGCAACTTACGACGACACTTTATTGCTTGAATTGCTCTCTTCGTTGGAAGACGATTTAGTGGGAACAGGTTTTACAGATGTAGATATCGACGATTTGCTTGTATCTACCGAAGAAGAAATTGAATCTGTGCCAATCAATTCTGCCCAGATTGAAAGATTCGCAAATACGACTATGAAAGCGATGTTTGTAGAACTTGATTTAGAGACTTTTATTGAGGTGCAGAAAATCCTCTCTGCGTTAATGGAAGAACACGGTCTAACAAGTTCGGCAGCGGTTATTGCTAAATTAGCAGCGGAGGAAGTCGCTAAATTATGACAGTAATGATGGTCAAAAGGATAATGACCGATAAAGAGGCGGGTGCTTTAATTGGTGAAAGAGTTATCTCTACTGAACCAAATGTGCCTAAAGCGACGGTAAATGACCCTGTTTACATTATTGACGAAGACACCAGAGAAATAGTCGGTATTTTAACTAAACTGCCTAAAGACAGGTTGAAAGCCCTACGCAAAGCGGTTTTAAAGTTTGAAATGGGCACGGTAGCCCGAATGGGTAAGGCTATGGAAGGTGGCGGAAGAACTTTTGGTTGGTCGCCTAAACGTGTTTTGAATCGTAGAGAATCTTGTCGCAGCACATCCGCAGCAGGAGAACATCCAGAAGAACACGCTGTATTGGCTGAATTAGCGGGCTGGCTGGGAGAACAATTCCATACTCTTTATCCTGAACGTGCTAAATCAGACGACACGGTGCTAAGGGCCGTCAGGTCAGACTGGTTAATGGATGAAAAGTCTTTGTGGACTTCTGGCGTAATTAATCGTTCAGCAACTTTGCCATACCACAGAGATGGAATGAACTTTCACACTTGGTCAGCGATGCCAAGCCTGCGATATGGAATGGACGGTGGCCATTTACACGTACCAGAATACGGAATCACATTCCCAGTAAGCGATGGCGATGTATCTTGGTTCTGCGGAAGAGACCTTGTTCACGGTGTTACACCTATGATGACCAGAAAGAAAGACGGTTATCGCTATTCAATCGTGTATTATGCTTTGGCTGGAATGAAAGATTGTCGCACTTTTGCCGAAGAAACCGCTGCTGGTGCAGAACGTCGCACAGCAAGAGAACAGCAGATGGCTGAAAACGCTTTACTCAAAATAAAGAGTAAATAATGGCTCAAGGTAAAGGTGCGAGGGCTAGACAAAAAGCCAAGCGAGCCGAGTATCTAAAGAATAGACCTTATTTTGGTTTGACTTGTCGTGGATGTAAGCACGAAGATATGATGCATACGGTGTTTGTCGGTAAATGCATAGTCAAAGAGTGTGGTTGCTTAGGTATGGATGAAAGAGAAAATAATGGAACTCACGGTAGGTAGCGACTTCCGATTACCACAGTATCGTGAGGAAGTATTTCAACGTTTCTTTTCGTTTCATCTTAAATACAAATCAAATCCTGGATGTGTCTATTATTTGATGCCTGATTTAGCGAAACATTACGATTGGGACGCTGAACAGAGGGCTTGGTTTGCTTTTATCAACGGTAATACGCAGAATCCTGTAACTTCTTGGCTAATAATGAAACAAGCCCCTACGGTAGCCCATTGGGAGAACGCTGTAAAGTTTTGGAATAAAGAATATGCACGGTTATCTTGGGACACTGACCGCAGATATCACAAGAAATCTTTTGATGCAGCAATTATGGATTATGTTGCTAAAACTAAGATGCGTCAAGCAGATTGGTGGGCTAAACCTAATTCTTGGGGCGGAATGTGGAATCAGGTAAGCAATTTGCATACTTTTGGTCGCTTATCTACTTGGTCTTATATTGAATATGGCTACATAATGGGGTTGCACAGGCACGATGCAGACAATTTAATGCTTGATGACATTTCAGGTTCACGGTCGCACAGAAATGGTTTATCTATTGTTCTAGGCCACGACCAATACGACTGGCACAAAAGTAATCCATCATTCGACGGTAAATACGATAAAGATTTTTTGAAATACATTGACGGTGAATCTTACGGGCTTTTAGCGGAGGCTAAGAGACGTAATCCAGAGGCAACGTTTTTAACGATGGAATCTGCTCTTTGCACCTACAAAAGTTGGCACAGACCTCGCAGAAGATACCCTAACGTGTATAACGATATGCTTTACTACCGCATTAAAGACGCAGAGGCATCATTCCCAGAAGAAGATTTTGGATTATTCTGGCAGATGAGAAAAGATAATGCACCGTCAGCCCTGCTTTTAGAAGAGAACCCTTATGATTGTGGTTTAGTGCCAGATAAACAAGACTGGTATCGGCTAACAGGCGAAGTTATTATGATGGATGTTGATTGGCCAGAGTTCAGCAATGGTTTTAGTGCTAAGGTCGCAGCAGGAGATTTCGGGGTGAGAAAGAAATGATGCCAACTGAAATACAGGTTGGAACTCACACATACAAAATTGTGTTGAGGGAAACTAAAGACGACGCAGGATTAGAAGATGCTTACGGTTATACGGTTGATTCCAGCAATTTAATTGTAATTCGTGCCGATATGCCTGCATCTAAAAGACAACAAACTCTTTTACACGAACTTTTGCACGTAATTAGATTCGTTTATGGTTCGCATACTGTCCCAACTAAGACAGCAAGCCCAGAAGATTGGGAGCACCATTTCATCACTCTTTACGAACAACCTCTCCTGACGGTGTTTAAAGACAATCCTGACCTTTACGATTATTTGATGGATGACTAATGGACGCATACCAAGTTAATAACGGTAAATGGTTGACCGAAGTAATGGATGGGCTTGACCGTTATATTGGTGGACTAAAAGAAACGATAGTTAGTCCGCACTTTGGGGTAGATGAAGTAGAAGTAATCTCTCCTATATCTGGAGAATTGTTTTGTGGATGCGAATTGTGCCTGCGTCGTGAAACCGTAGCATTCCTAATTCCTGTTATTATTGAGGGATACAAAGATGGCAGAGTAATGGAGGCTAAATGAACTACCCAATCACGCCAGTAGAAGACAGAAGTGGCCGTTGGTATAAGCGTGAAGACCTTTACCGCCACCCAACAGGAGTTAACGGTGCTAAATATCGTCAATGCGGATGGCTAGTTCAAAAAGCAGCAGAACGAGGTGCAAAACACCTGATTACTGGGGCATCGGTTATCTCTCCTCAACACGCTATGACGGCAGTAGAGGCACAAAAATGGGGTTTAACATTAACAAACGTTGTAGGCGGAACAAAAGAAGAAACCTTAAACAATCATCCAAGCAT